ATCAATAGGGACGAAGCGACCGATAGGGACGAAGCGACCGATAGGGACGAAGCGACCGATAGGGACGAAGCGACCGATAGGGACGACATAACACTACCCATAGGGACGACACGTCCGTTTAGTAGGGACGACACGACAGACAATTCAATTAAACAATATAATAACAATCTTTCTTTAAAGAGTGACGCCTTGTCCCTACCCAGAGCACGAGCCGAAAAGAGATTAGTTTTGAATGAGATTAAATCAATCGAAGCTGAAATCAAGCGACGAGGTTTAGACGATACATTTGATAATCGTAAGCTAGTCGCTCGAATGCTTTTCAAGATCGAATTACGGAAGGGAGGTTATTATGAAACAATCTAAACCGATGACAAGCCTAAGCGATGCTCTCAAACCTCATATCGCCGGCCTAAGAGCGATTCAAGCTCGAATCAAAAGCGAAGCAGCTTCTAAACCAAAAAAAGAATATCTCGACTTCTCTCATTTGACCGATCGCAATCTTGAGTCGAATAACTGGGTTTATCGTCATAGGCCGAAATACACCGTTAAAGAAATTCCGTATTGCGGCGCTTGTCTATATGGAAAGCTTTATCACCGTGACCCGAAGACTAATAATCAGTACTCGTCTACTTGTAAGCGTTGCGAAGTAACTCGAAGGCGAGTCGTAAAGCTCAATAAACTAGAACTACCGCCGGACGCTTTCGGAATGCATTTCGGTCAATATGAATGGGATTCGGAACTTCTTCAAAACCGGATTCGTTATCTTATGCACTGGATCAGCTACGGAGACGAAGACCGGCCAAAAAGCCCAAGCGCTTATATTTATGGTTCACCGGGGAACGGTAAGACTTCGCTCTTATACTGTTTAGCTAAAGAAGCGGTTTTTTCTGATTTGAGAGTTAAATATATAACTCATCAGCAAATGATCGAATTAAAGTATCAAAGCTTTAACGGCGGCTCGAATCCGCTCGATACTTGGCTTGATAATGTCGACCTTTTACTATTTGACGAGCTAGGCGGAATCGGCGGAATGAATCGCAAAAAAACAGACTGGTTAATGTCATTCAATGCCGATCTATACGGTTCTATGTATGAGCGTTGGGAGTCCGGCGACTTATCGATAGTCATTACGACCAACTTAACGCCTTATGCTTTCATGCAATCAATAGACAATAATCCAGCAATTCGAAGTCGGTTCGACGCTATGTTTAATGAACCGATTCGAATGAACGGTAAAGACCGCCGACGGCCGGAATCAGATTTTAAACACTGGTACAAGAATCAATAAATGAACGCTAGAACGATCAAAGCTACCGAAGTAATACTAAGAACTAATACATTTGATAAGAGCTTCGGCGCTTGGTCGTTCATCGTCTTGGAAGGCGAAATCGAAATGATCGAACGGGAGCTCGACGGCGTATTTCAAGTTTATCATTTAAAGCTTTTACCCGGCGCGGTGCTTATGCATTATCGAGCGAATGAATCCGGCATTCAAAGCGCTAAGATCTATTACAACGATGATTTAAGCAAACCGAAGCCAGTCGCTAAGCGAAAAAACTTTTCATCGATCGCTATTGCACAAAGCTAAATACTCAGCTATGTTTATCGTCCGACCCGGTCGAGAAGAATTTGATTAATGATGACTAGACTACTCAGATGTTCATTTTCTTTTTATTGTTAAACTTATGCGGCCGGGCGTTTTTTTATCTTGATTATTGACCTAATTTAATTTAATATATTAAATAAGGTATGGTCGAGAAGAAGTCCTTTTTGAGCAGTGTGGAGTCCTTTCCTTACGGCCATACCTTTTTTTAAAGGATTGAATTATGAAAATACCAAAGAAGGCGACGACTATTTATCTCGACGAGAGTATTCTGGATCAATGTGACGATCTAGCAAAAGTACACGGCCTTAGTCGCGGTCGCTTAATGAATACGCTTTTAGATTACGCTATAAACGACGTTTATCATTTGATCCCGAATTTCGATCATAGCGCTTTGCAACTAAGAGCGAGACTAAATCTAGCGTTTGAGTCAAAGCTTACTAGCAATGCTAAAACAGAGAATGCAAAACGTCGAAATCAAATAGAAGCTGCTAAGAATGGGATTAATCAATGAATACGATCTTACTTATTGGCAACGCTGGCAGAGATGCGGAGTTCAAACAAGCTAGAACCGGTTCGCCGTATGCTTCATTTACGCTAGCTACAAATGAACGCTATAAAGATAAGGCCGGCGTTTGGAAAGACGATACAACTTGGCATAAGATTAAGATCATAGGCCGAAGCGCTGAACGAGCAGCTTCAACGATCAAGAAGGGCGATTCGATTCTAATAGAAGGGTCTATTTCGTCTTATGAAAGCGAAGGCAAAACTTACCTCGAAATCAAATCATTCTCATTTCAAAAATTGAATCGAGAAATTCAAATCGGATCTACGACTGGTTCGCCGGTTGATCCTTGGCGCTAACTACAAAAACCAAAAGCCGACGAACTAGTCGCCGGCTCCGGAGTATAAAATGAACGGAAATACTACTAGCATAAACGATATTTCGAATCAATTCGGTTTGTGGCGATTAACCGAAAATTCTAACGATTCAATCTTGAACGAACGACAACTAGAGACTATTCGCTTAATGAAGCATCGTAAGCTTAAAGACATTGCTTCGGCGATCGGCGTTCATAGAAGTTTCTTATATCAAATAAGAATTAATGAACATCATGTAAATCATAAAGCGCTTGTCGAAATCATGGGTAAACCAAAAAAACGAAAGCGCCACAAGCCTTTAAGAAGCCAGCTAAAAGAACAAGCTGTAAATCTAAACCCAACGCCAGACGAGCTAAGCTCTTTAGCTGTTGGCTTTCTATTGGAGTATATAATGACTTCGGATAATTCGGCATTAAACGCGCGAGATAAAGACTTAGCTCGACTTTATAAATCATTAAGAGAAGCGTTAAGACTCTCTAACAAAAACGAACCGCTATACGAACATTCGTTAGCGTTATATAATGAAGTAACAAAAGAATTAATCAACGTTACTAGAAAGATTTACGATGAGCGAGAAGAAACCCAGTCACCTGAAAAGTCGGAAGACAAAAAAGACTCCTAAGTATATCGAACCTCTTTTAGAGAACCTTCGAGCCGGTCTTAGTATTGAAGCGGCTTGCAGTCAAGCCGGCCTAACCGCTCGAACGGTTGAGAAATGGCGACACGCTGACCCGGAGTTTAGCGCCGAGTTCGACGCGGCTATAGATTTCAGCGAAGCGACTCTTATCGCCGAGGTTCGGCAATTCGGAAGGCTTAAAGAAGACTGGCGCGCGCCTTTGGCTTTACTTGAGCGACGCTTTCCCAATCGTTGGTCTTTAAAGCGAGATTTAGAAGTTAAGGTAGCAGACAAAAACGACGGTTCCGGCTTAGTCGCTTCTATGCTTGCGCAAGCGACCGAAGCGATCACCGGACAAACGCTAGATGATGAAACGAACGAAGAAGATCAAGAATGAGCGATACCGAAAAAACATATTATTTGGTCAATAACGTTAATAGCAATAAGATGATTTATGAAGATAAGGGAATGCATATTTTTGACGGTATAGAATCGGCGCTTTCTAAGAATGGACGAGGCGTTTCCGGCTATATTTATCAATTAATTGAAGATGAAACTGGTAAACAATATATCGCACCACGAAAAAGATATGATTCGGCTATGATCGATGATTCGGGTAAACGTGTCATTTATGACGAGCAAAAATTAATTCTTTTACTAAGTGAAAGTTTCGTTCAAACTCTTCAATTACATGAACACTTAGGGCGCTTTCTTAAGTATTCAAAAGATAATCCACTAGAATATGAAAAGTTTGTTTCAAAACATATTCGAGCCGGTCGACGAGTATTAGAATGGATATTTCCAAAAACACAAGCGCCGATTTTAAATAAGGTTATAGACGATTATGTTTAGCTCTTTACCGCCGATGAATGATGATTCGGGTAAGAGATACATTACGCCGAGGTCGGCTTATGATCCGGCTATGATCGATGATTCGGGTAAACGTGTCATTTATGACCAGTCAAAGCTTTTAGATATATTAACTAGTGACTATGCGAAGACCCTTCGATTACTCTCGAACTATAGAAGCTTTAGCGATAGCTTCATAGATTATAAAGCCCGTCAACTAGCGCTCAAATGGACTAATCTATTGAGAGAATGTTCAATCTACGGCGATTCGAGAACAAGGCCAATTATCAAATGACTATCGATCTAAACGAACTCCAACGCCAAGTAATCGGACGGATTATCCGCAAAGATAAAGTCATAGCGGCGCGGTGCGGCTGGGGTTCGGGTAAGACAAGCGCGCTTGTTTTCTCGATCTTAACGGTTGCCAAGATTCGACCCGGTACTTCGATCTTATTAGTAACTGATACTAGCGTTCGTTATAGATCCGTTTTAATGCCGGAAATCGAAAAGTGGTTAGCGCCGCTCGGTTGGACTTACAACTTTACTCAACAAGTATGGACGGATTCGCATACCGGCTCGTCGGTATGGTGTCGAAGTTACTTCCGACCGGGTACGCGCGAAAGTACTCACAATCCTTTAGAGGGTCTTAACATTACCTCCGGC